TATGGTTATAGATTTGTAGGAGTTGAAGAATAAGTTGATGCGAAAACTATTTTTTAGAACATTTTTATCAATAATAAGCGTTGCAGTGATTATAATTTTATTTATAATCGCTTCAATAAGTTTGTTCTATAATTCCGCTACAAATGATTGGGTCGAACAAAGCTTTGAAACATTTAGCCAGAAGGTAGCTTCTTCTGTTTCAAATGCACAAGGTGAGATGAGTTTTGGCAAATTTATTCAAATAACAGATTCAGCAGCATTATCCGATAAGAGAATTTCTGGTCTTTTATTTAGAGGGCCAAATGATAAAATAATCTATTCTCTAGGTGTTACTCAACTAGGTGAAAAGTTAGCACAAATACAATCATCAGAACCAAATACAACAACAAAACTTTTAAAGGGACAAGATCTTGATGAAAGTGAATTTGTAACAATTGCTGTTAGAGATAGGGTAAATATACTAAACCTAACAGATGATAAAGTAACACTGCAAGTTGTAGCTAAAAAAGATACAGATACAAGAAATCTTGAAGTACCTCCAATGATTAAAGAGAAATTCATTGGCGGTAGTTTGATAGTACTTCTTCGCGGTCAATATGCATTTAGTGTTGATGTACTAAACTACAGTCCATCCACATATGCTGCAACTTCAATGATAATGAGACAAGCAGCAAAATGGTTGAGTATTTGTTTTATGATTGCCTTATTGATTGCTTTTATAATGAGTTACAGAATAAGTAAGATAAGTCAAAAATCAATAACAGAGATAAAAGATTCCCTTAATAAATTAGCACTAGGAAAAGAAAATCTAGAGCTATCAAGTCACAATAAGATTGAAGAATATCAAGAGATTATTGAATCAATTCATAGCCTTGATGAATCTCTTGCTGCAAACAGAAAGAACAGAAAAGCTTGGCTGAATTCAATCACACATGATTTAAATACTCCAATAACATCAATGAATCTTTTGCTTAGTGGAATGGAAGATGGAATATTTCCTCTTAACCAACAAACCGTTAAAACACTGAAAAATGAACAACAAGATCTATCTAATAAGATAAATAGAGTTGTATTATATTCATCATTGCAGAGTCCTGAAAAAGCAATAATACCTCAAGCAACTGAATCTCGAGTACTCGTTGATGATTTAATTAGATCAAACATTAAATACAAAACAGTTAAATTCAACATAGAAAGTGATGAGATTTATTGCGATTTCACAACCATGAAACTTGCTATAAAAGAATTACTTGATAATGCACTAGAGGTCTCAAAAGAGGGTGTAGAAGTAACTATTAAAGAAAACAATATAGTTGTTACAAACCCTGGTACAATTGATGATACAGTTGATTTCTTTGAACCGTGGGAAAGAGGAGACAAGAGTAGAACCAGTGGTGGTAATGGCCTTGGACTTGCAATTGTATCTCAGATTATTAAGTTGCATTCAGGAACATCTACAATAAAACAAGTAGAGAAAAATGTTGAAGTTAATCTGTTTTGGCAAATTGAAGATTAATAACAACTAGGAAGCAAAATTCAATAGCTAAAAAACTTTAATATTAAATTACTAGGAGTTTTTTTTGTATTGTATGATGTAATTTGTATATTTTAAATAATAGTCTTTTTGATTTACTAAAATTAATTAGCAATAACAAAATTAGTTTATTATTTTATTTGATTATGATATATAATTTGAATGAAATAGCAGAGTAAATAATTCTGAAAATATATTTTATTGAATATTTTATCGTAACTATTAAAAACTACCTTGTGTATCAAATTTTAATTAAACTTATCTTGTTCTTAGAAAATAGGAATATTTTATGCTTGTTGTCTTTGTTTTTTTTAATTAAATTTAATTTCTTTCTGGATATATAAATATATTGTTTCAATATTTATTAAAAAAATTATAAAAAAAGATTGTATTTTTCAAGAAAATACACATATATTTATACTATATAAATAATTAGTCTAATTTTTTTTGTGTTATCTGCCGGATAGGCAGCTTAGAGAACTACGTTGCGTTAGATCCTATTCATAATTTAGTTATCTGCCGGATAGGCAGCTTAGAGACATTCCTTTTGACATGAGTGAGAAGGGTGGTAAGTTATCTGCCGGATAGGCAGCTTAGAGATCTGTTAAATGAGTCCTTTATAACTTGTAATCGTTATCTGCCGGATAGGCAGCTTAGAGATTTTCAAGCTTGGCTTATTCAACGTGGTATGAGTTATCTGCCGGATAGGCAGCTTAGAGAAAACTCTTAATGAGTTGTATTCATTTACAAGTGTTATCTGCCGGATAGGCAGCTTAGAGAGTGCGGAGCACAAGGAAACAATATGAACCTATGTTATCTGCCGGATAGGCAGCTTAGAGAAATCAAAGTCATGTTTATTAAATCCCCAGGTTGTTATCTGCCGGATAGGCAGCTTAGAGAATAATCTTATAACTATATGTGATAATACCTGGGTTATCTGCCGGATAGGCAGCTTAGAGACCTTATATGAGGGAAGATATAAACAAACGAGCGTTATCTGCCGGATAGGCAGCTTAGAGAATCTTGACGGAAACTTTACTCCATACATGAGGGTTATCTGCCGGATAGGCAGCTTAGAGATCAAATTCTTTATAATTCATAAAATCATCATAGTTATCTGCCGGATAGGCAGCTTAGAGAATTCAAGTTTAGGCTCTGTATACGCCTTATATGTTATCTGCCGGATAGGCAGCTTAGAGAACTCCACGGAGTTAATGCGGTTTCTGGCTTATCGTTATCTGCCGGATAGGCAGCTTAGAGAATATGAGGCAAATTAAGTTGTTGGGAATATTGGTTATCTGCCGGATAGGCAGCTTAGAGAAGTTATTATCTCAGAAGTATTACAAACGTCTTGTTATCTGCCGGATAGGCAGCTTAGAGATTGAAGATATTGATACATTACATGAACATGGTGTTATCTGCCGGATAGGCAGCTTAGAGAGTGCGGAGCACAAGGACAAACAATGTTAACAAGTTATCTGCCGGATAGGCAGCTTAGAGATCGTTGGAATCCAAGAAGTACCGCAATTGGTAGTTATCTGCCGGATAGGCAGCTTAGAGATACCATGTGTGAAGAAATGGTTCCCGGAGATAAGTTATCTGCCGGATAGGCAGCTTAGAGATAGTCGCTATGAGAAATGTCAAGCAAATGTTGGTTATCTGCCGGATAGGCAGCTTAGAGACCGCTCCCAAGGTTCAAAGAAATCAACTGTATCGTTATCTGCCGGATAGGCAGCTTAGAGATTTAGGGGGGGTGTTTATTTAGTTAAACAGAAGTTATCTGCCGGATAGGCAGCTTAGAGATTAAACAAAAAATAGTGTCCAAAAGAGGACACGTTATCTGCCGGATAGGCAGCTTAGAGAAGTTATTATCTCGGAAGTATTACAAACGTCTTGTTATCTGCCGGATAGGCAGCTTAGAGATTTTAAATCATTCTCATTAATTGATAGTAAAAGTTATCTGCCGGATAGGCAGCTTAGAGATAACCCCTGCCCTTGCATTTCTTTCGAGCCATGTTATCTGCCGGATAGGCAGCTTAGAGATTTACAAAAGTGACTTTTCCACCTGATCCAATGTTATCTGCCGGATAGGCAGCTTCGAGATAGATGCCAATAATCGAAAGTATCTCGTAAATGTTATCTGCCGGATAGGCAGCTTAGAGAATTTAAGGTCTCCTTAATTATGGTCTATTAGTGTTATCTGCCGGATAGGCAGCTTAGAGACTGTTGGTATGCAGAACGTGGCATTATTGACAGTTATCTGCCGGATAGGCAGCTTAGAGAAATCTTTCTTTAAACTTACACTTAGTAAGCCTGTTATCTGCCGGATAGGCAGCTTAGAGAGTTTGAAATAAAAAAGCTAGTAGTGGGGTGTGTGTTATCTGCCGGATAGGCAGCTTAGAGAAATTGAAAACAAAGTCCAATGAATCCATAATAGTTATCTGCCGGATAGGCAGCTTAGAGATTGAAAATCGAGCATAACATCATCTTTAATTGGTTATCTGCCGGATAGGCAGCTTAGAGAATAGAAATTGGATAACCTTTAGCTTTTAAAAAGTTATCTGCCGGATAGGCAGCTTAGAGAACCAATGATTCTATCATTAACAGTTTTAGGATGTTATCTGCCGGATAGGCAGCTTAGAGACCAAAAAAACCGTATATGCGTCCCCCGTTCCCAGTTATCTGCCGGATAGGCAGCTTAGAGAGTGCACGTTCGCAAAGGGTTTATGAATGTTAAGTTATCTGCCGGATAGGCAGCTTAGAGAATCTGCACCAAAATAAGGATCATTACCTACATGTTATCTGCCGGATAGGCAGCTTAGAGATCATAAGTAAAATCAAGATTTAAAGTAGTATCGTTATCTGCCGGATAGGCAGCTTAGAGATGAATGTAGTTTAATAATCTGAGATACAATTGGTTATCTGCCGGATAGGCAGCTTAGAGAAACTTGTCTATCAACTGCAAGATATGGAATATGTTATCTGCCGGATAGGCAGCTTAGAGAAGTAATCGAATGTATCTCTAAGATTTCCACAGGTTATCTGCCGGATAGGCAGCTTAGAGACTAAGACACACCCTATAGAAGCAAGGGAATTAGTTATCTGCCGGATAGGCAGCTTAGAGAAAAAGGCAAGCAAATAATTGAGGTTACGGGCGGTTATCTGCCGGATAGGCAGCTTAGAGAATGATAGTTACCCTTTTTTTCCTGGAGTAAGTGTTATCTGCCGGATAGGCAGCTTAGAGAAGCCAATGCACCAAGGACGATAGCGTCCCAATGTTATCTGCCGGATAGGCAGCTTAGAGAAATAACATCACTATGACCACCGAGATACTTAGGTTATCTGCCGGATAGGCAGCTTAGAGAGCAGGACTTAAAAGACTTGGAGAGCTCCAGAAGTTATCTGCCGAATAGGCAGCTTAGAGAAGCTGAATTTGCATTAGCAGAGATGGAAGCACCTTATCTGCCGAATAGGCAGCTTAGAGAAATAAGATTATATAGATAAAAAAATATTTATATGTTATCTGCCGAATAGGCAGCTTAGAGATTTTAAAGTTAAATCTAGTTCACCATCTACAAGTTATCTGCCGAATAGGCAGCTTAGAGATCGTGAAATATCCTCACTATACATTTTAATTGGTTATCTGCCGAATAGGCAGCTTAGAGATTTTCCAAAATTCCATTTTTTTCTACTATCTAGTTATCTGCCGATTAGGCAGCTTAGAGATCATTGTCCCACCCGTAATCATCAGAACATAAGTTATCTGCTGAATAGGCAGCTTTGAGACTCAGCGTTAACACGTAGCCCAAGGATAAACCGTTATCTGCCGAATAGGCAGGTTAGAGATACTAATTTGGGAAAAATGAAATGCCAAGATAGTTATCTGCCGAATAGGCAGCTTAAAGAGCTTATGAATTCTTCCCAATCGTCCATTATAAGTTATCTGCCGAATAGGCAACTTAGACATCATTACAGCAATATAATTTTCCTTATATATTTTTTTTCATATAATTGTGATAACTTCTCAATTGTTATTATAGTTATGTTGAGGCAATAAGGTAAATTCATGGATGAATAGATTTTAGGTGACAAAATATCTTGGATTTCTAAAACATCTTTAGATATAGACGTAGAATAGCTCAGTTTCTGAAAGAAAAAATAAATTTGAATTGAAAAAAAATACTTAAATGCAGAAATAAATAAATTATTATAACAAATATAACTTATAATATTTACACATATTACGGGTTTTATGTTTCTTAATAGATGTTTTTAAACTACTAAGATATAAATAATAAATTAACTAGCTAATAAGCATATTTAATGCAATAATATTTTATTATGAATTATGAAGAACAGCTACAATCAAAAGATTTAAAAGCAATACTTTATTCGAAAAGAACAAATATCTATTACTTAGAAAAATGCAGAATATTGGTTAAAGATGGTAGGGTTACATATCTAACTCAAGTAAAAAATAAGTTCTTTTACTATAATATACCAATAGCAAATACCACAGTAATTCTGCTTGGTACAGGTACATCTATTACACAAGCTGCAGTAAGATATCTATCATCTGCAGGAGTTATGCTAGGTTTTTCTGGTAGCAATGGTACCCCTTTAATTGCTGGTACAGATATAGAGTGGGTTAGTTCGAAAAATGAATATAGACCAACTCAGTTTTTACAGCAATGGGTTTCATTCTGGTACGATAATGAAATTAGACTACTAGCTGCCAAGAAATTTCAATATCTTCGTTTAGATTTTATTGATAAAGTTTATTCTAAAGATAACTTGTTTAGAAAATGTGGTTTTGAAAATGATTCTATTGAAGTTGAAAAAATCATTAGAATCTTTAGAAAGTCTATAGCAAGTGCAAGTGATGTTAATTCTTTACTTCTTTCTGAAGCAAAATTTACTAAATCTTTATATAGGATAGCATGTATTCATAATAAAATAAAAGATTTTTCACGTGATAGAAGTAATAATGATAGGATAAATCAAAATTTGAATTATGGAAACTATTTAGCATATGGGTTGGCTTCTCTATCTTTATGGGCATTAGGAATTCCTCCTGCTTTTGCATTGATGCATGGAAAAACAAGAAGAGGGGCTCTTGTGTTTGATGTAGCTGATTTAATAAAAGATGCAGTTGTTCTTCCCCTTGCATTTAGTACTTATGATGATTTTATTGAAGATGAACTATTTCGAAGTGAATGTATTAAAAAGTTTACTGATTACAAAGTTTTAGACTTCATGTTTGATTCAGTTCAACTGATTGCAGAAGAATTTTCTCAAATAAGGAAGTAGTATTTATGATTGTAGTATTTATTTCTTTAAGTGAAAAAAAATCTAGACTAAAGACTGCTCAAGTATTGGATATGTATGCTAATAGAATAGGTCCCACAACATGGAAAACTAACATCACTTTAGAGGGCCTTAAGGTTGTAAAGGCTCATCTATGCAAGACTGCTTCCAAGAATACTTCTGTGGCCTGTCATTGGCTTCATAAAATAAAAGAATCTGAATTATTATGGATTGTTGGTAGTAAGCTTAAATATACAGTAGAAGGAATTGTACCGATTGCTACTACCTCTAAAAATCTTTTACATAATGAGTGGGAAAATAAAGACCATTATCTACCATTAATTAAATGTATTGTTGCTCTTTCTGCATTATTTCATGATTTAGGAAAAGCTTCTGATGGATTTCAGGGTATGTTAAAGAATAAAAAGAAATCCGATATCATAAGACATGAATATATATCAATGTTTATGTTTCAATCGTTTATTAAAAATAACGATGATAAACCATGGTTATCTGATTTTGCATCACCTGAATTTGATGAGGTGTTAATAAAACAGTCTTCTTTATTAAAAGAAAAAGGTATTAATATCAAAAGTGATAAATCTCAATTTTCAAATTTAGTTCTTATTATTTCATATTTGATAATATCTCATCATAGAATGCCTTTTATAAAATCAGAAAAAAAAGATAAAGAATACCTAGGTGAAGGTATTGATAATTGGAAGGAATTATTCCAACTAATTGATGATGGATGGGGTTATCATAAAACAAATGATAAAGAATATATTAATTCATTTTCTAACGGCATAAATTTTTCTGATCGATGGACAAAAGAAGTAAAAAAATGGAGTAATAAATTATTAAATCAATTAGATTTATTTGAATCTATAGATGATGAGAGAGTGCTATTTCTGCTTGTAAAAAAAGCTAGATTGTATTTAATGCTGGGTGATTATTATTTTTCTTCAAAAGATAAAGATGAAAAATATACATGCAAGCTAAAATTATATGCAAATACTTGTAGCGATAGAGAGCATAAAGGTAAAGTAAAACAATTTTTAGAAGAACACTTATTAGGAGTAGAAAAAGAAGCTCTACAGGCAATTTATACAGTCAATAAGAGTTCCTCACAACTACTCGGTTTGGAAAATGCTAAAGCCCTCACTAAAAAATCTAACAAAGATTCTAAGTTTTATTGGCAAGATAAAATTGCTGCAAAGTTAAAGAATATTGAGGATGAAGACAAGAAAGAAAATGGCTTTTTTTGCGTTAATTTAGCTTCAACAGGTACTGGTAAAACTTTTGCAAATGCAAAAATATTAAATGCAATATCTAGTAAAGAAGAAGATGTAAGGTTTAATATAGCTTTGGGGTTAAGAAGTTTGACTTTACAAACAGGTGATATGTATCGTAATAAAATGCATATTGATAATACAGATTTAGCGGTTGTAATAGGATCAAGTGCCATTGATAAATTACATAATTTAGAAAAGAATGAATCCGTTTTTGATTTATCATCATTTGATGATATAGATTATGGTAATATTATTTCAGATGTAGCTTTATCTACTGTTATTAAATCAGATAAAGATATGAAATTCCTCTGTGCTCCACTGTGTGTAAGCACAATAGATCATCTAATTCCTGCAAGTGAAAATTATCTTGGTGGGAGGTGGATTGTACCTTTTTTGAGACTTTCAACAAGTGATTTAATTATTGATGAGATAGACGATTTTGTATTTGATGATTTGATTGCAATAGCTCATTTGGTATATCTAGCTGGTATGTTGGGACGACGGGTATTGATATCTTCAGCAACAATTACTCCTAGTATTTCAAAAGGTTATTATAAAGCTTATTCAGAAGGTTGGGCTGTTAAAAATGCATATAATAAAAGCCTTAGTCCCATAATTACTTGCTTTGTAGATGAATTTTCTAATTCTGTATTTAAAGAACCTAAAGATCTTAAAGTGTTTGAGGATAAATATCAAAAGTTCATTAATAAAAGAATTGTATCTTTGCAAGATGAAGAGGCTAAAAATGGAATAAAGAGAAAAGGAACTTTAATTGATTTTAGTCTAGATGATTCTAAAGAAGAAGTTTTATATAAAATGATTGAATCTTCAATAGTACTTCATAAATCCAATAATGTAATTGATGCTAAAAGTAACAAATGTATTTCATTTGGTTTAGTTAGATTTGCACATATTGATAATTGTATTGATTTTGCAGGAAGTCTAAATAATTATAATTGTGATGATACAGACATATTTTATCTATGCTATCACAGTAGAAATATACTTCTTGTTAGAAATGAAATTGAAAATTATCTTGATAAGGTTCTTTACCGAAAGGATGAAGTAGATACCTTTTGTTTTACTGATAATACTATAAGGTCTCACATTGATAGATCGAAAAAAGATAACATTATTTTCATGATTATTTCATCCCCAATTGAAGAGGTGGGTAGAGATCATGACTTTGATTGGGCAATTGTTGAACCATCTTCTGTAAGATCAATAATACAATTAGCAGGAAGAGTTTTACGTCATAGAAAAAAAATATGCAAATCTTCTAATATTGCAATATTACAATATAATTTGAATTCTTTAAAAAATGATGATAATGCTGTTTTTAATAAGCCGGGTTACGAACAAGGAAAAGACTATAAATTATCATCACATAATATGTATGAGATTATTGATAATAAGGAATTGAATAAAAGTATTAATTCTATACCAAGATTGAAGCAAAATAGTGAATTCAATCATAATAATAGTTTAATAAATATTGAGCATGAATCAATTAAATATTCTTTACTGAATGAAGGTGATGGATTTGGTCCTGAGAATTTAAATGGATACTATAAAGGTTTTTGGGCTTTAACAGGTTTGCCTATGATATATGCACGATTTAGAAACGGGGTAGATAATAAAAGGATTTATTGTTTCTATACTGAAGATGAATTTAACTTCTATGAAAGAGATGATTATGGGCATTTTATTGCTGTGAATGAAACTTATAATATTGAATTTATAGAAAATGAAAAAACTGAAAAGATGTGGCTAGAGCTTGATTACAGAAAGGTCATTGATAGTTATTGTGAAAGAATGAATTTGAGTAGTGATAAAGTTGAAAGAGTGTATAGCTTCATTGAAGTCCCCAATTATTTATTGGAGAAAAAGGCTCTTTCTTACTCAGTAAGATTAGGATTAAATAGGAGGTAAAATTTGGATAATAATTTAAGAGAATATTTTGTTGATAAAGCAAGAAATGAAATAAATAAAAGTACAAATAGTTATATTAAAGAAAAAGAGAAAATTTTAAAAAATGATTCAGAAAAAAAGATTACTACTGAATTATCAATTAAGATTAATCAAGATTCTAAGATAGATTCAGTAAAGACTTGGTTAGGTGTAAACTTAAAAGTTGAAGATTTAGAGAATAAAGATATTGTTGATATTACAATTGAAAAAAACTTGATTTATTTTATAAATGAATATTTACCTAAAATACTTAAAACACTAAATGAAAAAATTATTTTCTGCTCACATTGTTGCAAATATACTAATTCGAAAATTAGTGCACCAATTAACTTATGGGCAACTAATGAAGCTAGAAATGACGGTTACATTAGATCAGGCAATTGTGGACCAGTTCAAGAAGATGTTTCGGTTAATGCTGCATTATTAGGATATGTTAAATTTCTTTATCTAAAATTGGAAGATGATAAAACTCTTTTAGAGCATTTTAAGATGGATGATGAGTGTGCAAAATCAAATTTTGCACATCTAAGATTATCTTATAGTGAGATTAAAGAAGCAATATTAAGCATTAAACATAGTGAAAATATTACTCAAACAGATAATAAATTGAAACAGGTTTTTTTTCCAATTGGCTATGAAGATTATCATTTGCTATCAATTTTATACCCATCTGATCAATTATTCTATTTGAAAAAAAACATTCTTGATAATAAATTTTCTGATGAAGCAAAATTAGTAAGAGAGGCAAAAAAGAAAAACAAATATTCAGATGTAGAAATTCATGATATTTATGATGTTGTTGAAATTGGATTTGGTGGAACTAAGAAACAAAATATATCATATTTAAATTCAATTAATAGTACTGCTTATATGTTTTCTTCACTTCCTCCAATCTTAAAAAAACGTAATGTAAGATTACCTCATTATGATTTTTTTAGGGAGAGTCTATATTTTAATAATTACCGTGGTAATTTTAAAAGTCTACACGATGTATTTAGTATAAATTATAATAATCAAAATATACGTGATTATCGTGATTCAGTTATTTTTAATATATTTGATAAAATAATTGAAAAGGTTCAATCAATAAGAGCAGTTGAACCAGGTTGGAGTGAAGGTGAAAGATACGCCAGTTTGCCGGAATATCAGAAAAAAATATTAGATTCAAAATATGAAGATGAAAGAGATTTGTCTACAGATATATCTCAGTTTATTTCTATGATTGCAAGATGGATTGTTTTTAGTTTTAAGAAATTTAAATTTGAAGACCATTATATATTGGGTGATTTAGAAATTACCTTTATTAATGAATTGTTAAACGAAAATATGGAGGTTCTTTCATGAAAAAATATTTAACAATTACAAATGTAAAAATCGAAGAGGCAAATGCCTTTTCATCACCATATACTGTTGGATTTCCTGCTATTACGTCGTTTTTAGGCTTTATGCATAGATTACAGAGGGAATTAAGTGATGAATATACTGATTTGAAGTTAAATAAAATTGGTATAATTTGCAATGATTTTGATTTAAGAGTGTATAAAGATTCTCAGTTGTTTTATTCAAACTTGTCAGTTATTGAAAAACGACATCCATTATTAGGAACAGGGAAAACCGATTCATTTATAGAGGAACCTCTATGTAATTTAGAAGTTTCATTGTTGATTGAATATGATGGTGTTAGAAAATTAAAAGAGTCTCAATTTATTGAAGATGTTGAGACTTTATTACATTCTAGGATGAAAATTGCTAGTGGAAATATTATTTCTTACAAGAATGTATTCTTAAAAAGAATTGATGATAATTCGGAAAATGATGATAAAAAATTCTTAAGAAGTTTGAACAAGGGCTTTTCTATAATAAATCGAAAATCTTTAATTGAAAACGACATGATACAAAATTCAATCAATGCTTTTGATTCTGTAATATCATTTATTCAGGTAAATACAAAGGCCGAAATTGATGAAAAGGAAGTAGTTGAATGGAGTAGAAGCAAGAAACTTAGTAATGGCTGGTTTGTTCCAATTTCAGTTGGATATCAAGGTCTTGATGAGTTAAAGCATGTTGAGAATCAACGTAATAATGATTATCTACATAGATTTGCTGAAGCAATAGTTACTTTAGGTGAGTTTGTAATGCCCTACAGATTAGATTCTATAGATCAAATGTTATGGCAATATGAATATGACGAAATAAATAATTTATATATTTGTAAATAGAGGAGAAATAAAATGGCAAAAATTACTTTACCATCAGTATTAGCTTATGAAAAAAAATTGGTACCATCCAATGGTATTATGTTCGCTTCAAAATGGGGAAATAAAATTGAAAATAACGTTCCTCTAAAAATAATTGCTAAATCAATTAAGGGTACAATTTCAAATAGATTGAAAAAAGGTGATGCAACCGATCCTGCAAAACTTGATAAGATGATACAAAATGCAAATTTACAGATAGTAGATGCTTGTAACTTACCTATCGGTTTCGATACATTGCATATGTTTTTTACTTTGAAGGTTTTAGGAAATATTAAAACTCCTTCATCTTGTAATGATAAAGCTTTTCTAAAACGTTATGAAAAATTAATTGATACATTCCAATCTGAAATAGGTTTTGATGAACTTGGTTTAAGATATGCAATTAATATTGCTAACGGACGATTCTTGTGGAGAAATAGAGTAGGAACTGATGCTATTGAAATTCATGTAAAAGAAGAGAGAAAAGGAAAAGAATGGATCTTTAACGCTTTTGACTTTAGTATTAGGAATTTTGATTCTGATAATAAGGATGTTAAAGAACTAGGTAAAATGATTGCATCTGCTCTTGCTAGTGATAGTGATTTCTTAAATTTAAAAATTGATGCATATGTAAAAATGGGCGAAGCTCAAGATGTTTATCCTAGTGAAGAATTGGTTCTTGATAAGAGCAGTAGCAGTAGTAATAAAGGTAAGAAAAGTAAAATATTATTCTCTATCGATGGAGTTGCTGGAATGCATTCTCAAAAAATTGGTAATGCTCTTAGAACAATTGATACCTGGTTTGATGAGTATGAAGAATTAAATACTCCAATTGCTATAGAAACTTATGGTTCTGTTACTAACTTAGGAAGGGCTTACAGAAGTCCAGCAACTAAAATAGATTTTTATACTGTATTTGACAAAGCAACCGGAAATTCTGTATTTAATAATACCGAAGAAGCTAATTATTCAATCGCAATGATAATTAGGGGAGGTGTTTTTGGTGAAGTCTCAAAATAAGTTTAATTTTTACCAAGAAATTACATTGATATCTTCTGAGGAAATTAGTACAGATTTTTTATTATGTAAAGTGTATGAAGAATTGCATAAAATATTTTCAGAATTAAAATGTAAAGGGGAATCCAATGTAGCTATTTCATTCCCTAAATATTGTCTTGATAATTTTACTTTAGGTGATAAAATAAGAATCTTTTATCTATCAGAAATTCAATTTGAGAAAGTTGGTTTAACGAGTAGATTATCAAAGTTGTTGGATTATATTCATATTACAAAAATAAGAGATGTGCCTTCAGAAATCGGATTTGTTAATTTTTCTAGAGTTCAGATAAAGGACAACAAAGAAAAATTAGTTAGAAGATATTCTAAGCGTCATAATATTGAATATGATGAAGCATGTGATTTGTATGTTAATTATGAAGAAAAAGATAATAACCTGCCTTTTGTAAGATTGAAAAGTAATAGCAATAGTAATTACTACATATTGTACATAAAGCAGGAAAAATCAGAATTTAGAGATGGATTATTTAATAGTTACGGACTTTCAAAAGACGCAACTGTTCCTTGTTTTTAGAATCCTTCTATAGAAGTTGCCAATTATTTTATAATATTTGGCAACTTTACTTTTTGGTTGTCATGCATGTTTGATAACTAGGTGGTGCAATCCCACTGCGTGTACTCGGAGCTACTGGAAAGATGTAGTTATAATCGCTAGCCAAGAGCAAGTGCGTTACTGTGAAGCTACGTGTGAAGGAAGCTGGAGGCGAGGTCTTGAGCCAACGTATAGAAATTTGTTTAGGCTTAATATATGGATAAGTTAGCTTAATTTGATAAAGTCCATTCTGAGAGTATATTGAGTAAAGCAAATGGCTACATGAGATTAAGAAGCTATCAAACTTAACATGAGAGGACTAATCGTATGTGTCTGAGAGTCTGCAATATCGACCAAAACTAAAGACAAGCCCATGAGGTATGCAAGATTAGTAGTCAGCCGAGGTCATAGTAGTAAGTTGGAATCTTACGAAGGACTGAACAATTTATGCTTTTCAAAGAATGAAATCTGTAATGGTAACACTTATGAATAATTTACGGAATAAATTACATATATTAGTATAATAAAAGTGCATTTACTATAGCAAATAAAGTGTAACAGACTATTACACAAAATATTACAATAACTTACATTATATTATATTAAAATTTTCTGAGTTTGAAGTTTAGATTTTAGGGTTTTGAATTTCCCTTCTAGGAAGAAATAAGTTCCTTTTTTATTAGCTAAAAAGTAAACTTATAGTAAAAGATAATTGAATAATCACTTGCTTATTGTAATAGTATTTTATCTTATTTGTCTACATTTTTACGAAAAAAAGAAACCAAGTTAATGATTCCTTTCTTAATATGAATTGATAGTTGAAGTTTAGAGAAGGGTATTAATCAATTAGTACAATTAATGATAAAACTGAGACTCCAATTAGTACTCCACCAAGAAGTATATTATTCCAGTTTCTCAAGTTCAGTAATTCTTTTTCTTTCTTCGTCAATGAGAGATTGGATTCTACTAATTGAGTTTCCAAGCTCTCGACTTGTGGAGTTAATGTCTCCACTGTCAGCTCTAAGTTCGCTAACCGTATCTCTTGTTTCTGAGATTGAGTTTGTAAGTTCAGCGTTTGACTGTCTAATAGATTCAACTTGCTGTTCTGTGTTTCCAACTGTATCTCTAAGTTGTTCCACGTTGTTTCCATCGTATTCATTTCCAGACTGAGATTGTTTAGGAAGTCTAATTCTGTTGAAGCCGATAAGGGCAACAATACCAGACAAGAAAGCAGTAAGATACTTCCAATTCTTTTTAAACCATTCATTCATTATCACTCCTTTTTTTCCTTCATCTTTTTCAATCCAGAGTTGAATCCAATACTTGCTATAAGAGGAATATACATTGTGGAGAATCCTTTTATAAATGCTATGAATCCAATCATGTTGAAAGTTGTAATAAAACTTCCTACAAGACCAACTCCGAAAATTATTAATATCATTGCCAGTGTTATATTTTTTGCCATTTTAACATCCTATTGTTTTTGAGATAAATTCCCAAACTAATTTCCCAGCTACTACGATTACACAACTTCCAACCAATGAAAATTTTATCCAATTCGCAAACTTGTAGTATCCATCTTTCTTGTGGCTGACAAATTCATAAGCCACTATCTTTTCTACTTTTGTTGGTAGTTCCTTTTCAATGTTGTCAACTTTCTTATCAACAGCATCGAACTTCTCTTCTAACCCAGAAATTTTTTTGTGAAGGTCAGAAAAGCCTGTATTCATATTTTTATTTAAATCATCCATCTTCTCTTCTAACCTCTCCATCATTAAACTAAACCTCTCGTTTATCTTTTCTATTTCTTTTGCATTTTCTACAATTTTTATATCATTTTCATTCATTCAAAATCTTCCTTTAGTCTTATAACAAGTGTGTTAGAAGAGCTTTTTCTAAAGAGTTGTGAACAGTAATTGGTTAGCTGAAACGAACGGAATTGTGGTTTTTGTTATAGTCCCATCTTCGTTTGTTATAGATGATACAGTTTCGCTAACTGAATAAGTATAACTTCTATAAATTCCGTATTCCTCTGGAATACTTAAATTTTCTGTTTCGTTTACTACAGAAATTGTATAAACAGAATTAACATTTAATCCTATTGTTTTATAATTTTGTTCTTTAATTGCTAATGTTAATTCGTTTCCGTTTAACAAAACTCTACTTAGTTCTAAATTAAGAACTTCTTCTCCGTCCTTTTTTACTAATAAATACATTTTTTTCTCCTATAATGTTGTTATATAATGCTCGTTTAATTTTGTAGCACTTAATTCTGAACCATGAATTCTACTTCCAGTTGAACTATATTCAACTAGTTCATGTTGTGATATTGCACTCATTGGATATCCATAAACAGCAATATCCATATGTTCGCCACCAGCTTTGTTAATTTGCTGTATAGTGAATTTATACCAGCCCGAAGCTGGCAACAAACTTCCATCAAGATAATAGGTTATATAATCTTGATGCCCAGACCATTGTTTTGAAAATAATAATGTTCCAGTTGTTCCACTAGAATTACTTTGATATAATTTCACATAGTGATATGAACCAACTCCAAACCAGCCATCCAAAGCATGCATATACAATTTTGCTATATGCGTATTTGAACTGGCTGGTTTGTGCATGTATCTAACAATTGTTTCTGTATCATTTTCGTTATTACCTATGTATTGCGTATTACTTGCAACATAATTTTCACTATTTAATTTTGATGCTGAGATTTCATCTCCTACATTCCATGCCATTCCTTTTCTCCTTTAGCTTGCGTAAACCTTTCCATGAAACTGTCCACTAGTTCCAGTTGAATAAATATCTGTTGCGTGAATTTCAACTGTATGAATTTCCGCAAACTTAGAAACTGCACTACCTATATTTGAAGTTGTTGCACCATTTGAAACGAATGGAAGCAATGTATCACAAATGATACCTCTTTCTTCATCGAATACTTTAATTGTTCCATTATACAAACCCCAACTCATATTAGGTAAAAACTCTGTAGTTAAACTTGAGTTTGAAACTCCATCTACGTTAGTTGTAAACGCATTATCATTTTCATCAATGAATGTTAAAACATTTGCACTAGAAACGCTGATATACCTAAAATCTTTTACTACTCCATATTCATAGAGAGTAGAATTATCGGTATCAATTTTAAAAAGAGTGTCTTTGTCTGTAACTGCTCCAACGAAACTATTCATGTTTGTGTATTTATTAACTACACTTACTCCACCAATACTTAATGATTTATTAGATACATTAGATATTGGAAAGTATTCTTTAATAGTTGCTGTTATTGTTCTGTGAGTTAAATCATTTACAGTAGTTGTTACTGTATTTCCTGTAGTAAATAATACACTACCACCAGAAGTTGTTTGAACATTATCTGGAGTGATATAACAATAGCTTACTACTTCATAACTCTCTGTATGGTAAACTACTCCCCAATAGCCTTGCTGTATAATATATACTTCACCATTCATAGTTATAGTTTGAGGTGGAAAATAAGTTGGAACAGCAACTTGCATTGTAGCTATGTCTGAACGATATCCACCAGTAATTTGTACTACATCATTAGCAGCAAAAGTTGCTGTATAAGTTTGTGTTGTTGGAGAACCAGTAAATACAGTTGTTCCATTTTTTACAACAGTCTGCCAACCAAGTAATTCTACTCCTTCGTGCAAGTAGAAAGTTAGTTCCATTGCTGTAGGAATTGTTATAGTTAAATCAGTTACATTAGTATTACCACTTGCAACTGTTTCTATATTTTTATTTATTCCAGAGTTTGTTCCAGATTGTCCATCATAAACTATTGCTGAATGGTAATCAGTAAGTTGTTCATCAATGCTAAATCTTCTAGGAGAACTAGCTGAAATTGTATGAGAAGTTCCGTCTTGTCCTTTTTGAACCCAGAATAGTTTATCGTTTTCATCACCAACTTCAATACGGATATTTTTTAAGATTGCTTCTCTTGCTTGTAGTAGTCCTGTTGAATCTAAACTAAATCCAGAACCAGTTCCAGTTCCAAAGTTTGCTGATTTAATAACTCCATCATCTCCATTAACTGTTATTGTCTTAGAAAATAAATTATCAACATCAATCTTAGAAGCTTTTACACTTCCTTCTAATAGAATTTCTTCAGCATCTAAAATTATCTTAGAAGCATCGTTAGCATCAGCTAGAACTTTAATACTAGCATCACTTGCAAGGTTTCCTTCTGAGTTTGTATAGCTAACTTTAAGCTTAATTCCAGCAGTGTTAGCTTCTATTGCAGAAGTATGACTTGTGATAATTCCATCAGCAGTATTTATTGCAATAGTATTTAAGGAAATATTATCAGAGTTAATTTCTGCTACAGATTCTGAAGCACTAATAGATTCTCCATTAGCTGAAACAGAACTTACTACTGCTGTAATATCGTCAGCGTTTTGAGTTATTGCAGCAGCGTTTGTATTAGTTTTTCCGTCTACTGTGTTTAAAGCAGAAGTTGAAGCTTTTGAAGTAATAGCTGTTGCGTTCTGACTTATTGACGTTCCTTGTGAAGTATTAACTCCCTCTACACTTGAAATTCTTGATACAGCAGAAGTTATAGCACTTGAGTTAATTCCAATTGCTGAAGTATTAGAAGTGATATTTCCTGTAGCTGTATTTAAGCTAGTTTGACTAGCTTTCAAAGCAATGTTTGAAGCGTTTTGAGAGATTGAAGTAGCTTGTGAAGAAATATCACTTTCTGTTTCTGTAACTCTTGAAGCTAATGAAGTAATGCTTGAAGCGTTTTGAGTAATAGAAGTTGAATTAGTTTGTGATAGTTTAATAAACTTTCTAATTTTTATTGCTTCTGTATCACTATCTTGTAATGTATCTGGCTTCAATGATTTAAAAGTTTTAGCATCTGGAGCATTCCAACTATAAATTCCTGTTTCTCCAAGTAGTTCATTATCATAACAAATTTGAGGAGAAATTCCTGTATATTTTTCAGTAGTTAAACTTTGGTCGCTATATAAATGATAAACAGCTCCACCACCTCTAAGAAATACAGCAAAAGCCATATTACTCATGGTATTTACACAACCACCAAACATTTTTGAATACATTTCTTCAAGTTCATGAACTTCCCAACCATAGTTAGCTCCACCCCAACCACCAAAGTTAGCTTTAAGTTTTAAGGTTAAACCACCCTTATGAGTTGAAGTATACCAATCTGGTGGAGCTGTTTCATAATATAACCTAGTTACAAGGATATCTCTTTTTACACTTTGGTCTCCAGCCTTAATAACAACTGGATACATTTTATCACTATCACCATTTACAGTAATATTAACATGATATTTGTAACCATGATTATCTGATTTCGCATTTGATATTGAAGTATCAACTTCAATTTGGCTAACCTTAGAAGTAATGTCTGTAGCGTTTTGAGAAATTGAAGAAGTATTAGAAGTTATAGTTCCTTCAGTACTAGTTACTCTTGAAGCTACTGAAGTAATATCATCAGCGTTTTGAGTTATAGCAGTTTCATTAGTTGAAATATCCCCAGTAGCAGAGTTTAAATCTGTTTGACTAGCTTTCAATCCTATAGCCGTAGAATTAGCTGTGATAGAAGTTCCTTGTGAACTTACTGTTCCAGATAGAGTATTAACTTCTGTCTTAGTTGCTTTCAATTCAATATTATCAGCGTTCTGTGAAATAACTGTAGCTTGGGAAGTATTCACTCCTTCTGCATTAGTTAATCTTGTTGCTAGAGAAGTAATTCCTGATGCGTTTTGAGTTATCGAAGTTCCTTGTGAAGTATTCACTCCTTCTGCATTAGTTAATCTTGTTGCTAGAGAAGTAATTCCTGATGCGTTTTGAGTTATCGAAGTTCCTTGTGAAGTATTAACTCCTTCTACATTAGTTAATCTTGTTACTGCTGAAGTAATAGCAGTAGCGTTTTGAGTTATAGAAGTTCCATTGGAAGCAATATCTCCTGTAGCTTTATTCAAATCTGTTTGATTAGCTTTAGAAATAATTGCTGTAGCATTAACACCTATTGAAGAAGTGTTGCTTGAAACATTTCCGTTAGTAGAATTTAAATTAATTTGACTAGCTTTCAATCCAATAGCTGTAGCGTTTTGAGTTATAGAAGTATTTGCAGTTGAAATATCTCCTTCATTAGAACTTACTCTTGAAGCTACTGAAGTAATATCTGAAGCGTTCTGTGAAATAATAGTTCCATTAGAGCTTACTGTTCCAGAAAGAGTATTATAATCAGTTTGACTTACTTTAGAAGTAATTGCTGTAGCATTAACTCCAATAGCTGAAGTATTTGAAATAACGTTTCCGTTAGTAGAATTTAAACTAGTTTGATTAGCTTTCAAAGCAATGTCTGTTGCGTTCTGTGATATTGAAAGTCCTTGAGCTGTAGCTAAATTATTAATATCATCAACATCAGAGTTCAATGAAGTTATAGCTGATTTTGCTTCAGTTATGGAATTATCTATTTCATCTTTTGCGTTATCAAGAGCTGTTTCTATATCAGTTTTATTTAAAGTTATTGTACTTGCTTGAGTTGAAAGTTCTGTATTTAAAGAAGTTACACTTCCTTCAAGTTCAGTTTTAACTGTTGCTAGACTAGTTTCTATTGATGTTTTATTAGAAGCAATAGAACTAGCTTGAGTTGAAAGTTCAGAAACTATTGATACAGTATCACTTTCAGTTTCAGATACTCTTGTAATTATTCCAAGTAAATTATCTTCAATAGACCTTATACTTCCAGTTGTAGAGTCTACTTCTTCATTTAATTCATTTAGTTTGTTTGTTAATGTTTCAACTTCTGAGGTACTTGAAAATGAATCTGAGGGAACTGTTGAAGAAAATGTTGAAGTAACAAAAGTTAAATTACTAGCTGATGTTCCTGTATAACTATAAATAGGATTGTTTGCTGTTTTATCTTGTGTTTCAATAAATACAATTAGATTTATTCCAGTTGTTGTATCTGAAATTTGAATAAATTGTCCAACATTATACTTAAATTTTGAAGAGAAATTTAGCTTGTAGATTTGATTCTCTTGTTTTGATTTAATGATGTTAGCTAAATATTCAGCTTCTGCTTTTGAATCAATATAACTACCATCAAATTCTTGAATGTTATCTCCAGAAATAGTATGAGTATATTCTTCAGAGAGCGTAACAATATCAGCCTTAATATCAAAGTTATATAAATGTTTTGATGTTAAGTCTGTTGCATTATTTTTAAAATATACTCTTGCTTTTAGTGATGTATCATAATTTTCATAAGATAAATTTACACCTTCTTCAGCTAAGAATATTACACGCTCATTTGATGTATCAATTAATTTTGTCTTTATATCTTGAACATTAGAAAGAGTTTGATAAGTTTCTTCATTGTTAGCATTAGCTGGGAAATAGTAACCATTTACAATTAATTCTTCATCTTCTGGTTCTGAGAACTGTCTGAAAACATATCTGTCAGATTTTACTGCTGTTTTCTTCCAAGTAACTGTTACACCATCTTCTTCTATTTCCTGTTTCTCTATTGTTAAAGGTTGTAAAAGTTGAGAGTCTGTAAGAGTGTAGGCTGGAACAATTGTTTCTGGGAACAAATTAACAAGTTTGATTTCATTACCATTTTTAAAGTAATAAGATAAACCATATTGTTCGCATAAATCATCTAACATATCTGCATAAGTTTCATCAGTATCTATCTTGAAATATCCAATCTTAAAGTTTGGGTCTAAGATTGAAGTAAGTCTTAAATTTGATACATCAATTCCAGTAGCTGCTACAAGAGTTGTAATAATATCAACTTCATCACCATCAACAGAGCCATTATATATCTTAACTGGGAAGTCATACAAAATTGATTTCGTAAGAGGTTTAGTTTCTAACTTATAGCTGTAATCTAAAACTTGAAAACTGATTGGTTGAAGAGCTTCGTTAATGTTGTAAGAGATTGTATCTCTCATAATTCCAGTAAAATAATTAGTATCATTTACAGTTACTATTACTTGAATTTCATAAGTTCTTTTGTTATTTAATAATGCTCTAAATAATACTTCATCTGGTTTAAGAGTTACATTCAAAGTTGATTGTTCATGTCCATCTATTCCAGTTGCTGTATGCTTAGTAAAACTTGTAGCTAATATGTTTTCATAATGAAAAGTATTTACTACATCATCACTAGTTTTATTCACAAAATTTATATCAATTTTATATTTATCCATTTATTCTTTTTCCTTTTTTCTAAGTAACAAGTGTTAAAAAGAACAAAAAAATAGCTCCCATTTCTGAGAGCTTTAAGATTATTTAATAAAATAATCAATTAGTTTCTAATATTATGGCTATTACAAATATTACTATTATTATTACTACCACTATTTTTACTATTATTGTTAAAAGGTCTAACAGCTACAATAACTATACCTATAATAGTTAGCCAAAAACCCCAAGCAAAACCACCATCATAACCTTTTGATTGATTAATAGATTTAGTTATAAAACCACAAATAATACAGGCTATAATTACTACAAAAACTTCCATAATGAAACCTCTCTTCTTTAATAAATATTTACTTATTTTACCATTGTTGTGAGTGAGAATCTACTAAAATTAGTTAGTTTCCAGTATATAATAAAAAACATTTATTTAAATTACCATTGTTTTATTCTTCCAATATTTTGAGCTTTTGATATTCCTTTGTAGATTGCAGCATAAACTTCATCTGATGTTGAATAAGTTGAACCGTTCATATTAATTATTATGTTTCCACTAGAAGAACTATCTCCACCAAATCCAAAGTTCTTTGCTTTTGAAAGAGGAAGTACCATTTCTGGTTCACCACCTTCACCAATTAAAGCCATAGTTGGTTTAGTTGCTATTCCACCTTCAGCAAGTGCTGGAACAAATTCTTGTTTATTAACAGCTGATGTTTGAAATCCAGCTGTAGTTCCCATTGCAAGAGCAAAAGCACTACCACCCCAGAATCCTAATTGAGAATAACCTTTAACTACAGCAACTGCTGTATCCATCCAAATCTGTGCAATAGCATTTTTCTGGTCTGAATCAAACTTCTTCTTATCAATTCTATTTTGTTCAGCAAGTTGTTCAGCTTCTTTTACCTTAGCTTCTTCATCCATTGCATCTTTCAAAGCATTGTGTTCAAGTTTAGCTTCTGTCTTATTTGCTAAGTATTCATCATAAGAGATTGCACCAGCTGAATACTGGTCTTTCCAAGCATCAACTACATCATCAGAAGCTTCTTCTTCATCATTAACACCTTCTTGTAATTCTGACTTTCTTTTATTCCAAGTATTAGTTTCGTTATCTAAGATAGATTGGTCTGCATCTAATTGAGCATCTTCTATAGCACTGATTCCACTCATTATATCCTTAGCATAATCTCCAAATGTGTCTGAAAGACTTCCAAAAGTATCTGTCCATGCATCTTCAAATTCCTTTGCTGAACCATTTGGGTCTATAGCACTCATTATATCATCAGCCCAACTAGTATCAGAAGCAGTTGTAACAACCTTTTCTAATGCAGACTTCTCCTCATACAATGTAGCAACTATTTCTTTTAGTTTTTCTTTTTCATCACCTTTGGAATCTAGTAGTAAATGTTGAGTGTTTAATATCTTTTCATCTATAGCTTCAATCTCAGCTTTCTTTTTAGATTCATCAGATAACAACTCATTATTTTCTTCTAGGAAGGACTTGATATTTGAATAAATTACTTCTTCAGCTTCTTCAACTTCAACATTGTCTTTAATTATTTGAGCCTTTGTATTATACAAAGTATTTACAGCTTCTATTGCTCCAGTTTCATCTTCAGTATATTGAGCTAACTCTGCTTTTCTATTTATCTCATTCTTTTCAAGTTCAGTCTTAGCATTTAATAAATCATTAATCAGTTTGTATTGAGCAATAGCTATATCATTGTTCTTAATTATAACTTCATCATCATCATCTGCTGCTGGAGTAGAAAGACTTCCACCATTTACTGGAGATGCTCCTGTATCAGAGTGTCCTTCTGGAGTTTCTAAGTCTAATTTCTTTTGAGCTTCTCTTTGTTTATCAATTGCATCAGCATTAGCAATGAAAGTATCATATAAATCTTTGTTAGAAAATTGAAGAGCATCAATGTTAAGAGTTCCATCTGCTACTTCTGTAGATAGAGTTCCCATTGTTACAGCTTCTTCTTTTAGTAATAAACTTAATTTATCAGTTGCTACATCATTCTTTCCCATTGCTCTGGAATAATCGTCATTTGCTATTTCTGCAAGTTTAGGACTTATCTCATTCATCTTAGAAAGTAATTCACCAAAACTAATATCTGGACTGTAATCAACTTTGTATCCGTTTGCACTTCTTTTTAAGTTAGCAAATACAGCATCCATACTCTTTTGTGAAGATTCAACATCAGCTTCATAAGTTACTTTTAAATCTTGATTATCTCCATAAGAATCAGAAAAATCATTAAGACTATTCTTCATACTCATTTCTGTTTGAGCCTTTGTTAATTCAAGAGCAGCTTTTGTTTGTTCATTTATATCACCAGTTAAATCTTTTAGAATCTTGCTGTAGTTTGAAGATGAAGTAATTAATTTATCAGTAGAAGTTTTCATATCTCCCATTGCTGAATCATCATCATTCAATCCAGTAAGGATATCACCAAGCCAACCAACTGTAAGTTCTGCAACTGGATTGAAATCATCACCAATTTTAACTTTGAGTTTTTCCCACTTTGCTTTGTTCTGGTCAATCTCATAACCAAGTTTATTAACACCAGTTTTAACTTCAGTTAGAGCTTCATTAGTTGAACCAGCAGCTTCACCCATTTCTTTCTGTTTCTTATTATAAGTGTCATATTGTCTACCACCAACAGAAGCTACATAGTTCATTGCTTCAGCTGAACCAACTAAATCTGAAAGAGGAATTCCAGCTTTAGTTGCATAGTTATTAATCAACTTCATTGAGTCTGCCCAGCCATATTGAGCAACCATAGCTTCACTGGATTCAATTCCCATAGTTTCATACATTTTGTTTAATGAATCTGTAGGAGATAGTAGAGCTTTCTGTGTTGCTGCAAACTTAGTACTTACTTCAGCTGCTCCACCAATAACTCCTGTTAAGGTTGCAAAAGTTGTAAACATTTCTTCTTCAGTTATTCCAAGAGAAGCTGAGTTGTCTGTTACTTTCATTATTGCTGTAGATAGTTCTGGTATTGTAGTTTGTCCAAGTTTAACTGTTTGGAAAGCTAAATCAGAAGTATGTTGTGCTGCTTCAGTTGAGATATCACCAAATCCCTTCATAGCTGCTGAAGTTAAGTTAATCATTTGTTCTGTAGTTGACATACCAGCAGTTGCACCATTAGCTGCAATAGTTAAATAAGTCATTGTATCAACTGAATCTCCAAAGGCTGAAATAACTTGATATGTACCTTGAGAAAGGTCTTCAAATGATTTACCTGTTTCAGTTCCTAAGTCTAATACTCCATCTTTTAGTTCATTAACTCTGTCAGTGCTTTTAGGTATAAGAGTTGCAACAGCAGCCATTGATTTATTTAAATCATTAGAAGTTGAAATACATTCTCCAATTCCTTCTGCTAATTTTTTTGCTACTACTACAGCTGCTGTGATTGCAGCACCTGTTGCTAGAAACCCAGAGACACCAGAAGAACCAGCTAAAACTGAGCCAGACTTAACCTTTGAAAGTTGTGATTCTAAATTTGATATTGATGTCTTAGCTGAAGCTGTATCAGCTTGTACTTTTATTTTTAAATTACTTGCCATTTTATTTCCTTGTATTTTCTAAGTAACAAGTGTTAAAAAGGGCAAAAAAATAACTCCCATTTCTGAGAGTTTGTGCTTTAGTTATCGTATATATTATCTAGTTTTGAAAGCATTTCAATTACTTCAATATGTTTGTTCATTTGTTCAGCAAATCCACAAGGATAAGGCAAACCAAACTTCTTATATCTCAAGTAGAAATTAATCATTGAAACTGCATCTTCATCTTGTAGAGCTTCCTTAATGTTCATCTTTTTAAATTGACTTCCAGACTTTAAAATTACTACTCTTTCTTGTTGAGATTTATAGATTGGAACATCAGTTGTCTTGTAATTTTCTTTGAGAAGACTATAGCATAATATTAATTTTTTTTTTCTGTATGTTTTAAACAGCTTGATGTCATTACAAAGTTTGCTGTCTCTTGGAATAACTCGTTAAGTTCTGGAAGTTCATAAATCATATCTGGTGTAAATTGTTTTACATTACCATCAACTTCTAAATCAATTCCTTTTACACTTACTACATTCTTATCCCAAAGCTTTTTTGAAAGACTCATAATAGTAGCTGATTTATCTATTAAATCTTCTCTATCAACTAATGTTAAATATCTAAACTCAACAGAAATTTGTTCTTTTTCTTCTAACTCTCTGTTGCCATTCCAAGCTGGAATATATGTTCCGTTCATTTTTAATTCTAATTTCATTTTATTTTCCTTTTGTTTTATATATAATGTGAAACTGGGATTTCTCCCAGCTATGTTTGTTAAGCTACTACTGGAGCTTGTTTAGTAAATCCACCATCTGCACTGAAGGAACAACTAAAAGTTACTTTGTCATTATAGTTAACACCCAAGTCTACACTTGATGCTACTGTTGAACCATTAAGTTCACTAGTTGAATCTAAACCTAAGTGTAAATCCATTTTGGCTAATGTACCATCTACTAAGAACATTGAGTAAATTCCCATTTGTGCTGGGTCTAACAAGTCCAATGTACCTGAGAATGAACCACTTGCATCTGAAGTTGTATACTCTCTGTTAATAAACTTTTTTCCAAGTTCTGGTAGCTCTACAATGTTATTAGTTAAACTAATACTGTAGTTATCGATATATGCAATTTTGTCTGCACCTATTTTTATAAATCCGTCTTTTCCCATTACTGCTGACATAATATTTCTCCTATATTTTAATCAATTAATTTTTGTAATTCTACTTGTTCTATTACTTCAATGTTTTCTTTCTTAACCTTACGTTCTACATAAGGTTTGCAAATACTTCCACAAGTTGGACAAATAATACAATTCTTCGCTGTAGCCTTATAGCCACAATTACTGCATTTTACTTTCATCTAAATTTCTCCTTCTTCCACTTCTACTAATAACGAAATTGCACTAACAAACATTGTATCTGTTTGAAAGTATTCAACTGTTTGAATTTCTGAATTTAAAGCAATACCACCAAGTCTAGAATTTGTTTTTAAAAGATAAACCAAAGTATCTGATAGTAAGTATCCGTCTTTAACCATTTGCTCTTTGCTAGAACTTTTGTTGGCTGATACTAAATCAAAACTGTAAATGTTTGAAAACATTTCTTCTGGTTTTCTTTCTCCTATTCCAATAACAAGTGATGGAAAAGTTTTAAGTTTGAATATATCTACAAATCCAGTTTCATAATTTTTATATTCTAAAAGAATATTGTCTGGACTTTCTTCCAGTAAATCATCAGCTAATAGAGGTAAGCTTTCTTTTATCCAATCTGTAAGATCTTCTATTAGTTTATTTGTTTGACTTATAATCATTTTGTTAATCCTTTGTTCTTTGAAACCTTGTTAAAGTTTGCTTCTATAATTTTGAATGCTCTCTTCTGACTTTTCCAATCAGTAAAAGAGGGACTCATAAATTCATGTTTTGTTCCTATATATCTCTTCAAGTAATTCAAATGTCCTTTAACTCCAACACCAGCCATAACTACAAATGAATGTGTTTCTTGTTTGTCTTTTAAAAATTTAACACTCTTATATAATTCACCAGTTTGGATATTCATCTTCTGTCCAGATAAATATTTCTTTTTAATATACTCAGCGTAATCTTCAGAAGCTTTGTACAAACCGTAATCAAAGATTTTACCAAAATCATTATTCAATTTCTTATAGTCTTCAAAAGCAGAACCATCTATTACAAATTTCATTAAACTACTCCATGCGAATTTCTAAATCTATTAAGAATAAATAAAATATTAGCTGGAATATGTTTCTCCAATGAAGTATTTCCACCTTCAAATGATTTAGAAGTTTCACCAACTAATTCATTTACTAATCTTTTTCTGAAAAATTGTACTAATTCACAAGCTGCATACTTAATTATCTCTGGTGCTTCTTCATAACCAGCTGTATAAATAATATGAACTTCCTTGTCAAAGTTAATTCCTTCTTCAGTGAGTTTTACTATTCCTGTTTTTAGATCTACTCTATATAGAGGACTTTCTTCGTTTACAATTATTGATGTAACTTCGCTTACTGGCTTGTGAGTTAAGACTAATCTGTCATTGTAATTTGCATCATAATACTCATCAAATTCTTCTAGGGAGAAGTTAAGACCAGTATAAGTTTCTATAAAATCTTCAGCCATTGCTATCAAAGTTGTAGCTTGGTTTTGACTTTCAATGTTATTCTCTGGAATACTAAATCCCATGTTATTTAAATCTGCTATTGTTATCATGTTGTTTTTCTTTTCGTTTTTATTAGAAGTGGAAGAGGTGAAACTCAGTAGAATTAACTACTGAGCTATTTTAGAATCTAAGCTGCCATTTTAAGAGCTACCATTGCTTCTGATAAAACAAAGTGAGCATCTTCTCTAGCTGAACCCAAGAAACCTTTTTGTGAAGTAGTTGCATACAATTCATTAAGAGGTTTAATCTCAAAACTTGTTCTGTCCATAATCTTGTAATAAGCTAAGTCTGCAAAGATAATAGGAGTTGCTTCTGTTGCTACGTCTGGCATAGATTCTGCAATCTGTACATGTTTACCAAGAACTTCAGTAAGAGCAACATTTTGATAACCATCATCAGTTAAAAGAGCTTTAACTGCTTTAAGAGTTTTAGAGTTCATTAACCAAGTTGCGTTTTCTCTGTATTGTTCTTTCAAACCAAAGTAAGCTGTTTCAATATCTGCCCAAGTTAATACTGCTGCATCTGCTGTTACTGTATTTCCAGCTACAATAGATTTTGTAATACCTTTTGGTTCGCCAACACCAGTACCATTGATGTATTTTACATTTTCAACATTAGCAATAGCTCTACCCATTTGTCCAACAAGTTCGCCTTCTAAATCGAAACCAGCGTTGTTCAAAGCATCTTCTGAAACTTTAACAAGAGTTGCTACTTTGTTAGCTTTCATTTCTACTGTTTCAAAAGTTGCAGTACTTTCTGTAATAGAAGCAATTTCAGAACCGAAAGCTGCTTCAACTGGTGAACCTTCAACTGGAATAATTGAGTTACCATCAGCATTAGAAACACTTGCATACTTTCTCATGAAAGAACCTTCATCTCTCTTTTGTACTATTCTAGCATCTACTGTAGATGGTAATAGGATTGATACATTTGAGCTTGTATCGATTGCTTCTTTGATTAATTCTTTTATTGTTTTGTCCATTGTAATATTTTCCTTTAAGTCTTTAATTTTAGCTGGAAGTTCTACTTCAGCTACCTTTTCCATTTCAGCTATTTTGAAATCAATGCTTTCAACTTTTGTTTCTAAAGCTTCATATTCTGCTTTCAATTCTGGAGTTTTACTTTCATTAAGTTCTGTGAGTTTTGTCTCTAACTGAATAATTAATTCTTTCTTTTCTTCAATTAATTTTTCCATTTGTTAAACCTCTTATTAATAACTTCCAGTTCATCTTCTGAAATAGAAACCGTTGTTTCTTCGCTTGAGTCCAACGTTTTTTCATCAAGTTTCTCTTCTAAATCACTATCAGTGTTATCTACTATTTCTTCGTTTTCTTTTACTTCATTGTTTTCATCAGTAATGAATACTGAATAAGAAGGATTCAAAACGAAATCCAAATATCTCACTAACTCAAATGAATCAGCTTCAATTACGTTTGCTTCATTCATAGAGCCATATCCAACTGAACTAACTCCAACTTCACTTCCAGCTTTTACAATAGCTTTTAGTTTTTCACCAAATTCTCTATCTACTAAGTGAACGTCTACACAAAGATTTCCTTCAACAATTTGAGGATTCTTTGAAACAGCTTTTACACTATTAAAATCTTGAGCATATTCTTCGTCTGGATGGTCGCAGTATGAATAAGTAATTGCATTCTCAGCAATTAATCTTTCTGCAAGAGTTGTTGTATAAGTTCTTCCATTAAGATTTACTTCATCCAATCTCCAAACTGGAACAGAGTAAAAAATCATACTGTCAGAAACAGTATTTACTTCTTCAGTAAGTTCTGAACGTTTAGTATTTATGGTTTTTAAACTTATATTTTCTATTAATAATTCTTTCATTCTTTTTCCTTTTTTCTAAGTAACAAGTGTATTTAAGGAAAATTTTTTAGACAAAAAAAAACACCATAGAATTAACTACAGTGTTTTATTGAGAAATTGATAATTTATTTAGAACTATTTATATTTATAATATGGAGTTGATTTTCTTATTTTGAAGAGTTAAGTGTGTCCTTTAATACTTCAACAGTATTTAACTGTTCAGTATAGAAATTAGAATCCATGTATTTATTAACAGAGTAATCTTTTAACTGTTTTTCAACTTTTTTGATTCTTCTTTCATTCTTTAAGAAATCAACAATATGCTCTGCTTTTTCAAGTTCTGTACATCCCTCTAATTTTACTGATGTAAATTTTTCAATGTATTGTTTTATTCCTATTCTTTTTTTGCTAGTTTTTCCTTTGCCTGCATCTCGACCAGAAATAGCATAGTTAATTGATTTCTCCAAATCTTCAGCATCTTTCATTACTTGTTCTTCACTTTTATTTGAACTTCTAGCAATGTTCCCATCATTCAAAAGAGTAAGTGCTGGTTGAAGATAGTTCCTACAGAATCCTGAAAGACTATCAGTACTTTGATTTTCTTTAACCTTAAAGGAATCAAGTTTATTCCAATTCATTTTTAAATCTTGGAAGGCTTTGTTATCTATATTGTTTCCTAGTCCTAAGCTATACACACCGTTAATTTCTACTACTGATAATACTACGTTATTCATATGTTATTTCCTTGTTTAAGTTAATTTTTTTATTGGTTGTGCACTTCCAATTTACTCTCTTATTGTAACATTTTTTTTATTCTTGTTAATCACTTAACACTTTTTAGGTTTTAATTTGTTATATTATAGGTAATTACAAATCTAAAAAAAAAATCCGTTAAGTACTTTTAAGAAAATTTAACAACTTAACAAATGTTTTTATAAAAAAGCCCCAGCCAAAAGACTGGAACAATATATATAAAATACTCTAAGAGGGAGTATTATTTTATTTATATACTTGGTGTGATTACACACTGACAAGATTTATGAAGAGGAAAGTGTGAATAGTCTTTTTTGATATAGGTTTTGTTCCCATCACCATCTTCAACTTCACTTCCTTTTGCAGCTAAATATCCTTCAACACCAAAAACTTTGCCAGAAAATTGTTGACAAAAATCACAAGCATCTGGATCAACTACAGCTTTAAGTTTAGTTAAACCATAACCAATAGAAGCTGCCTTAATTATTGCATTAGAACTTCTAACAGATTCTTCTTCTGAAGTTTCTCTTGGAAGATTCATCTTTAAGTTTGAAGATATTTCTTGAAAATCATTTACAGCAGTTTCTGGAGTAGTCTTCTCTGCTGTATTAATCATCTTATGAACTATTTCTCCTGTGTGTCTGTGAATAAAAGAAGCTGTATATTTTTCTATGAAGTTCTTTAAGTCTTCTTCATCAGCTAGAGTTTCTTTTCCTAATTGCTTCATTAGAGATTTGTTAATACTAAGTGAAATCTCATTAAAGATTGTTTGAAATTGTTCTGTATATTCTATAGCTATTCTACCAACATTAGAATTGATAAGTTCTTTAAAAGAAGTAACTCCCTGAGAACCTATAACTGCAATATTTTCATCCATCAAAGCAAGTTCTTGCTTTAACATTTTAGCAGTAAGTCTTTCAATTTTTTTCTTGGCTGTTGCTGAAATTTCTTTGCGTTCTTGAATATAAAATGATTCAGTAAGTAGTTCTTCTTTGATTGGTTCTATAACTTCCTCAATAATTTCTTCTACTTTTGGTTCAGCTATTTCTTCACTACCAGAAACGTAGTTTGCTGGAATATAGTTTGTTGCTGTTGCTCTTGAAACATAATTCAATGGAACAAAGAAAGTATCACCATCAATTACTGGATTTAAGTCTTCTCTTTCTCTTACTTCATTAATATTCATCCAGCCATTTTGAAGGGCAAGTCCGAAAGCTGCATACCTTGAACTGGTATCACCACGAAGGAAAGCATCCATATTGTATTTGACTGAATATTTCTTTCTATCTTTTTCTGAGAACAGCTTATTATTTAATGCTTCCTCAATCTTAACTATTCTAGGGAGAAGAGTTGTTCTTAATTCTTGTATTGCTTGCTGTTCTACATTTGAGAATGTAGCATGAGATAAATCTCCAAGAACATAAGGTGAAACACCAAATCTTCTAGCTACTTCTTGAATTGAAAACTCTCTGGTTTGAATTATTTGTTGGTCTTCAGCTGAGAATTTCAAAGGTTCATAGGTTACTCCACCAGAAAGAACTACTGTAGAAAATGAGTTTTTAACTCCAGCAAATGTATTATCAAATGAAGTTTTAAGTCTTTGCTTATCTTCATTAGAATAAGTATCTGGAACTTGAATAACTCCACCAGCCATAGTTCCTTTTTGTAAATACTTTCTTTGAAGGTCTTCACCAGCTTTGGATAATTCAAGTGTACTATCCATATATTGAATTGGTTTTAAAGGAATAAAACCTGTTGATGAACCACCCATAATCATTAAAAGATTCTCTATAGGAAGTTCAGCTCCGTTTGGGAGATAAGTATAAGTTAATCTTCCACTGTATGCTGTGATTTGAATGTCTTTTGTAGCTAATGGATATAGAGCAATAGGGTAGCCATTACTAGAACGTGTAATTTCTGCATAAGAAATACCAAATAATTCTAAGTTTATAATCATTGTTTCAAAGAAAACTGATTTTGTCATGTAAGGATTTGGGTTATTTAACAAGCTTACAACTGGATGTTTGAAGTTTTCAGTTCTTTTGTTCTCGTCTTTTTCGTAAATATGAATTGGGAGTGTAGATATTGTTTGAGATAGATATCTAACAGCCGCCCAAACTGCTGAGTTATTAAAAACTCTAGAAAGTTCAGATGGGAAAAGAACTGATATTGCAGAATTATTACTTCCTGTAAATATAGCTTCTTTCAATTCTGTTGATTCTTTTACTTCTACTTTCTTGTTTCTTTTAAATATATTATTCATTTATGTTCCTTCTATTTTCTAAGTAACAAGTGTAATAATGATGAATAAATTTGAGTTTGATTATTCTATAGTTAATAATTCTTGTATGTTCTTCATCCACTTCTTTGTAAAGAATTCTGTCTTTCTAAAATGGTATTTTGCATTTATATCTGATAACCAAATTCTGATATCTATTGTTCCAGAAATTTGAATTCCAGAACATTTAATTCTATCTCTAACTTTCTCTTCAGTGAATAATAAAATTTCACTATCTCCTAATTCCATTTTCTTAACATTCTCTGTTAAATGAATTGTTGATTTCTCATCATATTCTTCTTCAGTAAATGTAATTGCTATTTGTCTTTGGAATACGTGAACTTCTGGATGATTCTCTTGGAACTCTTCTACTAATTTTGTTACTTCATTTTTGTTTGTCATTTTCTTTTCCCTCTGTAATATTAACTTGTTTTATTTTTGAGGAAGAGAACAATTTTTAGAAAAACATAACATCATCTTCAACTTCTCTTTTGCTGAATTTCATTTGATCTAAAGCAATTTGATAACTCATAATTGAAGCAATAACTCCATCAATATGTTTGCCAGATTCTCTTTTAACTTTTACAATCTTAACATTTCCATTATCATCCATTTTTACAGAACAGTTGTTTATATGATTATTCATTATAGGATTTTCTTCTATTCTTAAACTGGTTTCCATTATTCCACGTTCGAAATGTTGGATAGCTGGACTCATTGTCTTGTAGCCTTGAGAGAACTCAATGAACTTGTAATCTAAGTCTGGCATATAGTGAACTAAGTCTGTCAATTTCCATCTATCACACGCTATGTATTCAATATTGTATTCTTTTACAGCATTTTGAATCCATTCAGATACTTCTTCAAAATCAATTACATTTCCAGAAGTAAGAGTTATCAATCCTGCCTTCTGTAATTGTTGATAAGGCATCTTATCTCTCTTTTCTGCTTCCTGTACGTTGTCTTCTGGAAGAAAACAATGAGTTCTGTTGTAACAAATTGTTCCATCTTCACTTACAAATGTCATTGCAAAGGCTGTTAAATCTATTGAAGAACTTAAATCTAGTCCAGCATAGCAATGGAATTTAGGCATTGTCATTGGTTTAACTACTGCTTTGTTCCAATTATCATAAGATAACCAACTACTTTTGGCTGCATTTGTCCATTGATTAAGGTTTTTAGTAAGAAAGTCTACAACTTTTGTTGGAGAAGCTATTGCTTCAGCTAGTCTTTGTTCTAGGAAGGATTGTCTGACTGATATTCCTAAGTTTGGATTTGATTTTCTCCAATTCTCTATCTTAGTCCAATCATCTTTCTTTTCCATTATGAAGTTCATAATAAAATAAGAATCATCTACAGCTTCTCCAGAAAGAATCTTTTCAGTCATTTCAAATTCATCATAAGCCCAGCAATTCAGATCTAGTCCAGCTGTAGTAATTGAAAAGATAAGAGGTTGAACTCTTGAACCCATTCCAGAATACATAGCGTTATACATTTCACCGTTATCATCCATAGTATGAGCTTCATCTACAATTACAAAACTTGGATTGTAACCATCTGATTTTCTTCCAGTTGAAGCAAGTGCTGAGAAATATGAATCACTAGATTTAATTTTATATTGAGCTAAAACAATTAGAGAAGAAAGGTATTCATCAGCTTCAATTATTTTAGCAGCTGCATCAAATACAATTTTGGATTGAGCTAGCTTAGAACTTATAGAATAAATCTGTCCAGAAGCTTCTCCATCTTCTATTAAGTGATATATAGCAAGAGCAGCACAGAGCAAAGTCTTTCCGTTCTTTCTTGAAATTTGAACCCAAGCTTTTTTGAATCTTCTGTAACCAGTTTCTTTTTCAATGAAGCCATAGATATTCCAGATCAAAAATTTCTGAAATGGTTCTAATCTTAATCTCTTTCCAGCAAGTACTCCTTCAAAGTGTCTACAATGAATTTGTACAAAGTTTATAACCTTGTATGCTTTGTTCTTTTCAAAGTTCCATTTAGGATTCTCTAAATCTTTTAGATATCTTTTAACAGCATTGTATTCTGAGTTTCCTACAATGATTTTTCTGTTGATAACTTGGTCAATATAGAAATCAATGTCAGTATCTGTTTTATGATTTAGCTGTTTTAATACAGCTGGTTTTATATTCTTCATCTATAGTAACTCTGATAGTAAGTCTTCTTCCTCACTTTCTGTTGGATTTTTTACTGTATTTGTAAGAGGACAAAGAGCATTAAGAAGTTTGATAGATTTTAGATATGATTCATGAGCCTTAGCTTTGTTAGAAAGTTCAACTTGGTTCTGGCTGTTTGCGTGAGTCAATAAATACTCAGCCATAGTTCGCTTGTACGATTTACTTTTCTTAGTAACTGGATCTATTTCAATTCTTGTATGAATTGCTTTGTCAAATTCTTGGAATGTTGAGAAAGATGAAACTGTCAAAGTTAGAAGTCCAATGTCTTTTTCTGTAATGTGTAGTGAATTTGATAATCTATTCCATTCATCTTTTTCTCTCTTGAGATATTCTTTTGGTGGTTCTGGAAAGATCCTAGATCCTTGAGTTCGATTTGATTTTATCTTGTTTTTTATGTCTATAGCTTTCATTTTTGTCCTTTTATGATGTTTTTGCCTTTCCTAATTCTTGTGTGTGAGAAACTTTGATGAAGCAGTCTGGTCGACTCTCGAGTCTCCCAGACCTACGAACCCCCTCTCCCCCTAAAGAAAGTTGAGTCTTAAACTGAATGTTTATACAAAGAAATCGTCTTTAACCTTCTTGAATGAATTGAAACTATCCAGTTTCAATCTGTCTTGTTTTGCTTTTTTTAAGTTGCAGCTTTGACAAAGAGGTTGAAATAATTCTTGGTGATTGTAGAAGGAGTTGAAGTTATCTCCATAGAGTTCTTTGAAGACTGGAGCTGGGTAAGCTTTGTGGTCTGTTACAGTTGCCTTTGCTCCACAAATAGCACACTGTTGATGTTCCTTGTTTGATAGATACCATTGAGAGAAAGTCTTCCAACTTCCAGAATATCCACGCTCTGAAGCTGTTGCTCTTCCTTTGTCGTTCTGTTTGTTTATATACTTTGTGCATTCATCACAGTAACCAGATTTGTTTTGATGTATTGCTCCACAACGTTTGCACCTCTTTGATATTCTTATTGCCATTTTCTTTTTCTCTCCTATGCTTATAACAAGTGTTGTTAAGAGAGATATTTCTTTTGACTTAGTTACCTAATAGTTGTAGTATTTATGAATAAATTAGGGAGAGATAAAATGAATAAGAAAAAAGTACTGTTGATTTTAATATTACTTGGTTTTGTATTACCAAGTTTCATCTTTGGGGTTAGTAGAGTAGTTCCACAAACAAAAGAAGAATTACAAACATATATATCTCAGGCTATTGAAGAAAATGGAAATAAAGTTGATTTAAATTATATTGATGTTTCTAATATTACTGATATGAGTGAGTTGTTTAGTCAATCTTATTTCTATGGAAATATTTCTTATTGGGATGTTTCTAATGTTACCGATATGCATAAAATGTTTTTTTGTTCAAGATTCGATGGAGATATTTCTAAATGGAATGTTTCAAATGTTACCGATATGAATAGTATGTTTTATTTTTCTTTTTTCAATGGAGATATTTCTAAATGGGATGTTTCAAATGTTACTGATATGCAAGGAATGTTTAATGAATCCCTTTTCAATGGAGATATTTCTAAATGGGATGTTTCTAATGTTAATGATATTAGTTGGATATTTTGTGATTCTCCTTTCAATGGGGATATTTCTAAATGGGATGTTTCTAATGTTATTGATATCTCTGGGGTGTTTTGTTTAACAATATTTAATGGTGATATTTCTGATTGGGATGTTTCTCAAGTTACTAATATGCGTTATATGTTTTGGGAATCTTCTTTCAATGGAGATATTTCTAAATGGGATGTTTCTAATGTATCAGATATGAAATTATTGTTCCAAGAATCTTCTTTTAATGGAGATATTTCTGAGTGGGATGTTTCTAAAGTTACTGATATGAATAGTATGTTCGATAGCTCTGAATTTAATGGAGATATTTCTAAGTGGGATGTTTCTCAAGTTACTGATATGAATAGTATGTTCGATAGCTCTGAATTTAATGGAGATATTTCTAAGTGGGATGTTTCTAAAGTTACTGATATGAATAGTATGTTCTATTCCTCTGAATTCAATGGAGATATTTCTAAATGGGATGTTTCTAAAGTTACTGATATGAGTTGTCTATTTTGTTACTCTCAAAATAATAGTGATATTTCTAAGTGGGATGTTTCTCAAGTAATTGATATGAGTTTTATGTTTGCTGCAACAATATTTAATGGTGATATTTCTGATTGGGATGTTTCTCAAGTTACTAATATGAATTTTATGTTTATGTCATCTGAATTCAATGGAGATATTTCGCGTTGGAATGTTTCAAAAGTAAATGATATGAATTCTATGTTTAATTATTCTGAATTTAATAGAAATATTTCTCACTGGGATGTTTCTAATGTAACTGATATGAGTGATATATTTACTGATTCTGAATTTAATGGAAGTATTACTCACTGGGCTAACAAACCCGAAGATGATAAATAGTAAGTTATATTAAAAATACTGGAGTTTTAAAGATGGATAAGAACTTTCAGTTAATTGTTTATATTAAGAAAGAATTAGAAGTAGAGATAAGAAGAGCTATTAAAGAGAATGGAAATGAAGTTGATTTAAATTATATAGATGAATCAACTATTACAGATATGAGAGGAATGTTCTCAGATACAATATTCAATAGAGATATCTCTAAGTGGAATGTATCTTCTGTTAGAAATATGAGTGCTATGTTTATTAACTCTAAGTTTAATAGAGATATTGCCAACTGGAATGTTGCTAATGTTGAAGATATGAGTTTGATGTTTCTTAACTCTAAGTTTAATAGAGACCTTTCAAATTGGAAGGTTTCTTCTGTTAAAAATATGAACTTAATGTTTAGAAATTCTTCTTTCAAAGGTGATGTTTCAACTGGAATGTTAATGAAGTAAGTGAGTTTTAAGGTTATTATTAAATGTAGGAGAGAGAAATGAAAAAACAAGAAGAAATATTAGAATTTACAAAGGAAATTCTGGCTGATATTGAATTAGATAGAATAACTGGAGAAAAAATATTATTAAAAACAAAAAGGTTATTACGTCTTAGACCAGAGAAAGATAATGATATTGAGGAATGGATTGATTATGAGTTGCGAGGATATGATAACGGTTCTATTTCTGAAGATTATATGGAACAAACGAAAAGATGGACTAATGAAGAACACTCAAGTGGATATTTTGAATCATTAGTACAAATTGAAACATTGATAAAAGTAAATGAAAAAAAACTTTTATGTTATAGAACTACAGATTCAAGTGGTAATGATGCAATTTTAGTTAATTATGGTGTTACTAATAGCATTAACAAAATAGGAATAATAATTTCACATTTATCTGGTATTAAAGGTAGTGTTTTTTCTATTCTTCATGATTATATTACTGACGTTTACTATTCTATTACTTATGAAAAGGTTATCGACTCTATTTTTGAAAAATATAAACAAGATATTGATAAATCAATTACCAAAGAAGCAAAGGATGTTATTGAAATGTTACCATCAGTAATGGATAGATTACAAGAAAAAGATTCAGAATCAATTAGCCAAGCTCTATCATCATGTAGAAGAATAATTGATACTTTTGCTGATTTTATTTTTCCTCCAAGTGATGAAACCATTACAATTAATGGAAATGAACTAAAATTACAAAAGAAAAATGCTAAAAATCGAATTAATGTTTATATTGATACAAAGATTACAAGTAAAACTCGAAAAGATAGATTGCGTCAAAATTTGTCAAATTTATATGAAAGAGTTTGTAATGGTATTCATTCTGATGTAACTTTTGAAGAAGCAAAAGCTTTAATTTTTAATACGTATTTATTAATGGGAGAGGTTTTAAACTTAGAGGATGGAGTAACATCAAATTAAGTGAGTTGTAAATTTAACTTATAAAATTTAGGAAAGCAAAAATGAAAAATATTATTATTAAAATGAAACCCATTATGAAGAAGATTATATTATTTGTTACATGGATTATTATAGCAGTAGCAATTTTGTTATTAATAATAATTATTAGAATTAATCTTGAAAAGGTGGTTCTAAAATATCCAATCATAATAAAATACGGAAGTTATGTATCTGGACTTATTCCATTTTTTACTTCAGTTGGAGGCTGTTTTTTATTCTTTTTTACTTATTCCCAATTTAAAAAATTTAACAAAGAATATAAAATAAGAAACCAACCAAAAGTTATACCTTATATTGATGTTGTTAAAGATGGTAATGGTTCTATTGTTTTATTAAAATTTAATAATGCTTCAGATATTGTTGCTAAAAATATAAAAATAACTTTTGATGAAGAATGGTTAAATTCGTTAAGCAAACTTGGAGAATCGGAAGAAAAAAGTGCTAATATATTTCGAAAATTAGGAACATATAAAAATTTTTATATTACAAATAAACAAGACCCTCTTTTTATTATTGGTTTGTTAGATTCATGTTTAAAAATTTCTTCTATTCCAATTATAATTACTATCACTTATTCTGATGAAAAAAGAAAACCTGAAACGTTTACAATGGCTATAAGTAATATTGAAAATATTTCTCAAGATATAATACTTGAAAATTCTAAAATATTTGAATTACATAGAATAGCTAATAATTTAGAGAAATTAACTCTTTGAAGATTAAAAAAATAACCAACAAAAAGCACACCCTCTTGGATGTGCTAACTTTTTACTTACCTTTTGTTCTATCTTTTAGTTTATCTATTAGAGTTTCTAAGTGAACATCCGTATTAACGTTTTTACTTTTAATATTCTACCTCCTCTCTTAAAATGTCTTCCATTAACTCAAAGCATTCACAGAAACAATCTTTGGTTTTCCTTTTATTAATCTTGTATAAATACTTCTTGTAATATTTACCACACTCTAAGCAATCTATAATGTAACCAACTAATTGTTCTTCCTCTTCTTCATCAAGTTCATTGTCTGTAATGTAATTATCTATGATTTGATAGATACATTCAAAAGTATTTTCTGTTTCAACTCTATCTAAGACTTTATCCTCTATTGAATACTTAATAGAATTTACTGGCTTGAATACCAACCCTTTTGGGTTTAAATATTCTTCATCAGATAGTAATTTTGTATATTTCTTCTTCGGTTTCTGTGAGTAATACAATGCTTGTTTTAAATAACCAGAAGGATATTTAATTAGTGTTGGATTTTCTTCTGACATTAATCTCATAATATAACTACTAACAATATCTTCTAAATCTTCTAACTCTCCATAACCATTTTTCTTAATAGAATACTTTCCTAAGTTCATTAAGTTTGTATATAATTCAGAAAGTATTTTTTCATCTCTTGTCTTTAAGTATTCTTCTTGTAATCGTTTTATCTTAATGTTGTTCCTTCCTTAAAGAATTATTATTAAAGCCATTAAACCAATAATAATTATGGGTGTAAAAATTACTATATTAATTGCTACATTAGTAATTTTTCTCATTTCTTTTTCAGTTAGTGAATTGTATTCTTCACTTTGTATTTTCCCATCTTTTGCAAGATTAGTTTCTTCTAAAATTTCTGTTATTGCTCTTTCTCTTCTTTTTGTCATATTTTATTTCTCCTTATATATTTCTATTAAAACTCTCTAATATATCTTTGTAATAACCTTCTTCTGTAAAAGGTTCTGCTTTTATTGGTGGCTGAGATTTTATTTTCTCAGCTTCCAATTCCATTCCAAGTTTGTTTAATTGTCTTTGTGATTCAGTTGTATTAATCATCTTATTTGTAGTTCCTTTCACTTAGTTCTAAGTCTGCGAACTTGAATAAAAATCCACCAGCAGAGAATTGTTTTCCAAGAGCTGCCTGAGATACATTCTGTTTTGTTAATGAGTTTGCTCTTGCTGCTTCGCTTACTGAACAGTAAGTGTCTAATAGGATTCCGTTCTTATTAAACTTTTGAATTTCTCTACAACTTTTGATTTGTTTGTGAGTTTTAACTAATCTCTTATACCTTTTAGGTGATAGAGTTTTTCCTGTTCTATTAATTGAAATTTTCTTTTTAATTTCATCTGGAAGAACTCTGAATCTATTAGTTGTAACTCCTGTTGAACTTGAATAAGTTGCTCTGTTGTATCCGTTCTTTGGGTTTGTAGAATCTTGAGTTGAAATTAGAAATGATTCATATAATTTTGCTTGTTCTTCTGATAAGTTTTCTTTTAGAACTTCCTTCTTAAAATTATCCCAACCAAATTTAGTTATTGAATTATAGAAATGTTTGTTGTAAAAATATCCTTTTCCATTGTTCCATCTTTGTTCTGGATTTTTCTTTGTTATACCTATGTAAACTTTTCCATTTGTATTGTTAGTAATTTGATAAACCTTGTGATTGTTTTCTATTGTTTGTTCCATTATATTTTTCCATCCTTTTTAATTGCTTTTTAAGAAGTAAGAAGAAGAAGAAAGTCTATTAACTTTGTTAAAAAGGAGGAATAAATAAATCTTTCCTTCTCTTTGCTTACTATAATTAACTTGCTTTTTTTTTGATGAAACGAACGATTTTTGAACAAAAACAGAAAAAACTTTTCTGAGTTGTAATGTTTGTTTTTTTCTCTACTAACAAGTGTTTTACTATCTATATAAGACTTAACTTTGTTGTAGATGGAAAACTTTAATAATGAGTTTTAAGATAAAAAAAGCTCCAAGAAAATGGAGTTGAAAGTTTGTAAAAAAGCTTTGAAAATGGCTAATAGAAGCTGTTCAGAACGTTTTCTTTTTGAAGTCGAATAAGTTTACCTTTTAGAAATTGAAGAAGTTTAAAGAGGTTTTTGAAGATTGTTTTAGTTTGTGGAATTGATTCTCTTAATTCTTTCCGAAGGAAACCTAAGATTGTACTCAATCTTATTTGGAAGAATAGAATAGTGAGCGAAGCGAGTTATTCGTATTCGACAAAGAGTGAGCGAAGCGAACGAATGAATACCAATATTTCAACTTGGTTCTTTAATGGAATTTCTTACAGTAATGGTTTAAATAAAATTTAGACATAGTTATAGCTTAAAAATATTAGAGAAAAAGGACAATTAATTAATTCCTTAAAATCGAATATTTAATAATTCAATTCAAAGTAATTATCTATAATATAAAATACTTTAATAAGATAAAACAATTTAATGAGAATCATTTATTTAATAAATTCAATTATATTTTGTTCCTTACGAAATCTTTTTCGTTTCACTCAAAAGAATTTCTAGAACAAAATCACTCGTTTCACTCGTGAGTTTCGCTTCGCTGTTAAGAGAAGACTCTTAATTGTTCTTATTGTTCTTATTGTTCTTAATAACATTTTGTAATGACTTTAAGTTCATTCAATTCTTCATTTCACTACATTCATTAATGCAAATTTTTGTGCTAATTCGGATACATTTTTTGCAAATTTTTATTTAAATAAAAAAAAGCTCAAAAATCATTACAATCTTTGAGCCATTCTAAATTTGGAGGAAATTTACAAGAGAAAAATTAAACACTACTTTTCCTTTTCTCTATACCTATAATGCTATGGTATGAGTTAAACGATGCACATTCTAAAAACCTTTTTCATTTATTTTTTCAAATTTCATTTTCTCAAGTCTTAAATAGATTATAGAAAATAAAAAAATGAACTTATTTCTGTTTGCTTGCAAAGATAAGTACATATGGAGAGAAAAATGAAAACAAATACTACAATTACAATGAATGATAAATTAAAAAAAGCATTAAAGGAAAAAAGCTATACAACTTTTTATTACTTGGTAGATAAAACGGAGAGTTCTGTTATTAAAGCACATGATGAAATTTATGCTAATGGAAAGTATGAAGAAAAAGATGATATTAAAAGCAAAGTAAATCTTATTATCTGGTCTAAAATTTGTGGAGAAACTTTTGATAAAAATGATAAGATAGTTAAATGTAATAGATTCTATTCTTATGAGAACATAGAAGGCTTTGTAAAAATAACAACATTAACTATTCTAAAGGAAGCAAGAGATAGAGCTTTCAGAAGAAAGAGTGATGGAATTGAAAAACTTGATAATGTAGAATGTTTAAGTTTAGATTTTACTTCATCCGAAAAAAGATTATCTATTGAGGTTGAAAAAGAATATTTAGAAAAAGCTTTAAAGGAAACTGAAGGAGAAGTTAATTCTTCTAAGAAAGTTCTTCCTATTAGAGCATATGATAAAATCACCTACAAAGTTATTGGAGAATATAAAAATGCTTCACAAGCTGCAAGAGAACTTGGTCTTACAAATTCACAAGTTTCTGCTGTATTGAAACAAACAAAGAAAAGTGCAAAAGGAAATGTATTCTTATATGTAGTTCCTTCCAACCTTCAAAATGAGTTTGAAGAAAAAGAACTTGAATACAAGAGAAACAATAAGAAAGAATTTAAAGTTGTTATAAGAGCTTTTAGTAATAAAACTGGTAAACTATTAAAAGAATTTAATACTGTTTCTGAAGCTTCAACTGAATTAAAATGTGATAGATATAGAATAGCAAAAGCTCTAAAAGGTTCAATCAAAAGTACTGTTGGCTTTAAATTTGAATATTATTCAGTTTAAAAATTTTTCTGATTCATGAGAAGAAGACTATTTTTTGTATTGACAAAATGTCAAGTTTTACTTGACATTGCAATATTAATGCTATAATGTTAACCATATTAATAGATAAAAACTCCATCAGCTTTCTAGTAAAAGCTAAACGGAGAAAGTAATAAATTACTTTTTTACGTTGCCTTTGCAATTACAGTATTAATAATAAAATATCTACGCCAATAGATAGTTCTTTTATCATAACTGGGTCTTGTTTAGGTAAGACGATTAAGGATAAGTACATACTAATCCTAACAACTACTAACAGATTTTTAATGTTATTTTTTAACATTTTTATCCTTTTCTTTGCAATATTAACAACTCAAGTTATTTCCTCGAACAACTCGAGCAAAAGGTTATTGCAACAATTTAAATTTGTGGAACTTCCTTCTTTTCTGTAGCTCCTTTGTAATAAACTTGTCCATACTTTAACTCCTTAAATAGAACTTTCTTAATACTTGTTTTTATAAAATGTATTAATTCCTCTAATTTTTTTCAGTATACCAATAAAAAAGATATAGTGCAAGTGGTAGGTTTTCAAAAACAAACTACGCTATATGTAGTGCAGTGTAGTACAATGATGTAAAACAACCCTTAAACCCATATAACTTCTATATAAGTTATATTTCCTTACTTATGTGTTTCTATATATGATAGTTATTAAATTAAATTCATGAAAAAGACCAATCTTTAATTAAAGATTGGTCTTTTTTTTTAATTCTTATTCTTATATCCTAATTTTTAGTAGGAATATCAACTAAATTCCTAGCAAACTCTGTATTAACATATCTAGTGAAAATGTCATTATTGAGTTTTTGTATTCTATTATTATTAACTTCATTTACAAGAAATGGTAGTCTTTTTTATTTATATACAAAATGCTAATTCTAAATAATAACTGTTATCACAATAGATATGATTGCTACTCCAACTGTAATAATTGTACCTATTCTACTTTGAGCTTTAATTTCTTTTATACTTTTGTCTGTTTCTTTATTACTATGGGATTTAATTTCTTTAATACTTTTATCAGTTTCATCTTTCATTGGTTTTATAATATTATTATATACATGAATATAATTATCATTAATTATTTCTATAGAATCTATGTTTTTAGTTAATTCAGTTAACTGGTCTACATATCCACTTAAACATCTATCTTCTTTTGCAATTTCCAAAAAATCTTGGACATGTTCCTTTGTCTTTTTTATTTGCTTGCCATTTTTTTCTGGACTAAAACCAAGTACTTCTTCTTTTTCTTCTTGTGCTTTTTTTCTTTCATATTCAGCTTTTTTTATGCATTCTTCAGCCTCGGTTAATTTATACTTACAACTAACTAATTTTTCTTTCGCTTGTTGAAATTCCCCTTCTGTCTCAATTAATTTGTTTGAAATCCTTTTCCATTCATATTCAGATTTGCTAATTATATCCATAAAAAAACTTCGATATCTATCAATATCAATTGTTCCATTACACCCAATAAAAATATTTTTTTCACTTAATTTTGGACGAATCAAAATATATTTAAGTATTTCTTTTTTAGTTAAAAAATCCAAGTAAATATTAATACTGCCTTGGAATTTAATTCCATATTTATTTTCCCAAATCTCTCTGTGGCGACTGTGGATTGTAAAGTCAGTTTTATCATTATTGATTCTTGTATTAAGAAAAACAAGAAAATTTAATAAATTATTATCTGAAAAAAAACTAAATGCCATATAAAAACTCCTAATTATGTTATTAATTTTTATAATAACACTAACAAATTCAATTTACAATGTAAGTCTAAATATTTAATAGGCTTGAATGGTCTAATAAATTTGCAACATATTCAACATCAGTATAACTATGAAAAAGATATTTAGATAATTCTTGAATTTTAGTTTCAGTAATTTCATTTTCAAGAATATGATTAAGGAGAACTCCTTCATACTCTTCTTTTAAATACAATTCTCCTTCAGCTCTTTCAGTCTTATTTGATAAGTAATCACAGTTATCATAAAAATCTTTGTACTCACTTGGTTTACCAGTGAGATTTTTTATTGCCATAATATTAACAAGAGCATTCTTAGATAGAATTAATAGTTCTTGAAACACAATTTCATTAACTCTTCTTAGATTTGTTCTTAACTGGTTCTCTAAAATATCTATCTTAGCTATAGTCTCTGGAGAATTATTTTTGTTATAGTAAGAAGGATTTTCTGGTAAATCTTTTGAGACTAATTTAATTAAACTTTTACCATAAATCTTTTCTACAGCTACCATAAAATTTGCTTTTTCAACTTCTTCCTTAGAGGGTTTCCAAGTTGGTGTTTTGTTAGCTTTTTTTTGAAGTTTAACTTCATTAATTACATCAGTTACATAAATTTTTTGAATAGAGTTTGCTACCTTTGTTAATTCGTTAACTCCATAACCAGTATAATGTCCTTCTTGAACTGCTGTTAAAGTATTTGTAGCTTCACTCCAACCACAAAATAAACGTATAAAACTTTCTTTAAGTTCAGCTCCAGAATATATCAATAGATTTGTATTAAGGCTTTTCCTTAAACCATGAGGAGAAACCTTATATTCCTTAGTATTAATTTTAATATCAAAAGCTTCTAATATTTCGTCTTTAAATCTTGTCCAAGAAGCTGAATAGTTACCATGTATTGAAAGACCTTTTCTGTTTTTAAAAACGAAATCTGAAGAACTTTTACCTTCAATATTGTCTATAATCATTTCATAAATTTCATCACAAAGAACAATATCTCTAGCTTTTCCATTTTTTGGAAGACCAATAATTTTACCAGCAGTATCTTTAAAAGCTCTATTAATATGAACTATACGGTCTTCAATTTGCCCAACCGTTAGAGCTGTAATCTCACTTTTTCTCATTCCTGTATAAGCTGCAAACTTAAAAGCTTTAAAATAATCTGACTCTAAAAAGTTATCCCATTTCTTTTGAGTTGTGTTTACAGGTTCAATCTTTTCTAAGAGGTTTAAGTTAAAGAGATAATAAACTTGATAAGGTGAAAATACATATTTTAACTTATCTGTAACATTAAACATCTCAATTTGTGAACTTGTAAAAGGATTGAACTTGATATATTTATCATTCTTAATTAGATAAGAATAAACAGAAGATAGTGAATAGATAATTGTATTTCTAATATTATTAGTCATTTCATAAGTTAGAAGTCGTTCTTTGAACTTTCTTATATCATCTTTGGATATATTAAAATATAAAACTTCTCCAAGAGAATCATTTAGTTCCATAAATATTTTATTTAAATATCTTATTTTTAAAGATGACGCTCTAAGTTGAAAAGAGTGTTGAGAAAGACCAGATTTAAAATCATTATAGAGTGGATTCTTAGTGTTACTAAACCAATTGTTATTGATTAAATATTGTTTCAAGGATAAGTGTCTAATTGAAGCTTCAGCAACTTTTACTTTAATTGGTATCTTAGAAATTATCTCTCTAGCTTTAATGTCTGCTTCTTTCTTGTTTGTTTGTTCAGTATTGATATAAGACAATTTTCCATTGTCATAAAATCTAACATAATAAGTTTTGGAAATCCAACCAGTAGATTTGTTCTCTCTCTTTAATATTTTATATTTAATCATCAGTTTAAACCTCAATAATTTGTAATGTATCATATTGAAAAGAATTTGTAAATGTATAATATGTTACAAAAACATTACACAGAAAAAAAATATAAATAATAAATACTTACTATAAAACAATTTAATTTATTAAAATAAAAATACTTGTTTCAAAGATTGAAAAGTCGATTCTACAAGATGTGAAAAGAAATAGGAATAAAGATTATGTTAAGTCCAAATCTGATGTTCTATGGCGGGTATCTACATTGGTGTAGAAAAGGAATAAAAACGTGAGGAAAG